GTCAATTACGGAGGGGGACAAAGTCAGGAGGGGGTAGTCTGGATGGTCACCATCCCTCCCTCCCTCACTTCCAAAAATTGTGCTAATCTACGCATGAGGGCTGCTTTCGCGGCGAAGCAGAAAGTGTCATATCTTTTTGGTGTAGCAGTCCTCACTTTCACAAGACAGGAAAACTTTATGGCAAAAAAACCACGACACATTTTGAAGTACCTTGAAGACCCAAACACTTGGGACAAGTCAGCTTTTGAAACTGCCATCCGCGCAGAAGTAGAAGGTGGCACAGGTGCGCTTACTGCAAGCGATGAGTTTTTGATTGGCTCTTTGGTTCTTGTGGTTGACAGCTTGCTTACGGCACAAATCAACATTGCTGAAGCCGGGCATGTAACGGTCTATGGCAACAATGAAGGCGTGACTGCTTGGTACAAAATTCGCACCGAGATGACCGATAAGGCTATCAAGATTCTTGCTGAGCTTGGCCTTGTTGCCCGTGGCAGACCAAAGATTGCTAATAAAGTGACTGATGTAGATGAGTTATTCGCCACTGCTTAAACCGGCGTTTCAGTACGCAATCAGCGTAGTTCGTGGTGACATAGCAGCATGTGAGGATGTAAAGCTGGGTTGTCAGCGGTTCCTCGATATGGCAGAGCGCAAGGACGCACCCTATGAATTTAAGGCTGAGAAAGCTGAACACATACTAAAGTTTGTCAAATTTTGTCGCCATGTAAAGGGACCTGAAGCTGGCAAGACTATTGAATTAGCACCATTCCAGATTTTGTTTCTGGCTGGCATCTATGGCTTTCGGGCAAAGAACGACATCAATACTCGCTGGGTGACAGATGTTATTTTGTTCGTTCCTAGGAAGTCAGGCAAAACTACTTTGGCCTCTATCATTGCCCTGTACGAATTGCAGTTTGGCGATGCTGGCGCAGAGGTTTTTACTCTGGCGACTAACCGTGACCAAGCGTCTATTTGCTTTGATTCGTCTAAGGCTATTGTCGAAGGCATGAAAGCAGAGCTTGCTGCCAAGTTCATTGTTTACCGCAGTGAGTTAAAGAAAGCTGGCGACTCAACTTCTACCTATCGCGCTCTATCCCGTGAGAACAGGAAAACGGGTGACGGTAAAAACCCATCTGTGGCTATGGTGGACGAAGCAGCGCAGATTATTGAGAGGTCATCCATCGAGGTCCTGCATTCTGGTATGGGCGCTCGTAAGAACCCACTGAGGATGTACCTGACCACTGCCAGCTTTACTAAGGAAACCAAGTTCTACGAAGACTTGAATCATTTCCGGTCTGTGTTGCGTAGTGCTGCTGAAGATAACTTTAGGTGGTTTGGGCTGCTGTATAGCATCGACCCCGGAGATGAATGGAGCAATCCTGATGTCTGGGGTAAAGCCAATCCCATGCTAAACATTTCCGTTACCAAAGAACACATCAAACACATGGCAGATGAGGCTTCTGCCAAGCCAGCCAGCCTAAATGAGTTCCTGTGTAAGCAATTAAACATCTATGTGTCTGCCAATAGCGCATGGGTTGACAGGCGGTTCTGGGATGACTCTATTGCCAAGATGTCGGCAGATAAGCCTGAGTCAACATTTATTGCATTTGACTTGGCCCACAGCCGAGATTTGAATGCTGTTTGTACCTTGCACAGATATGGAGAAGAAGATTTCTATGCCAAATTCCAGTTCTTCTTGCCAGAGGAATCTATGGACTTTGTGCCTAACCATTACAAGCCCATTTATCTACAAGCTCAAGCAAGTGGTATCCTAAAGCTCACTCAAGGTAATGTTACAGACCTGAATGAGATAGAAACCTACATCAAGCAGGAGTGTATTGACCATGATGTTAAAGAAATTGCTTTCGACCCTTACAACGCCGCTGCGCTGGTTGCAAACCTCTACAGCCACGGACTACCTGTCAAAAAAGTGGGCCAAGGTATGGCTGTACTGTCAAACCCAAGCAAAACGACTGAGCAGCTTATTCTCAAGAAAGCAGTAAAGCATGACGGCAATCCATTTGTGGGTTGGCAGCTTGGAAACTGCGAGGTTTACACCGATGTCAACGGTAATGTGAAGGTGCGTAAGAATGAGGCAGACCCATCTGCCAAAGTTGATGGTATTATTTCTATGATTATGGCGTTACACTGCCACTTAGATAATGTTTTCGTTACGGAATCATTTGGCTTTAGGTCATTAGATTGGTAGAATGTGCGGAAATAGGAGAAAATCATGGGACTTTTGGATGTTTTTAGCAGTAAAAAAGTAACAAATAATGAGAGCAACTCGTTGTTTGGTCAGACTGCATTGGGCAACAATATTGTTTACCAAAGTAATAAACAGCAGCCAAATGTAAATACCCAGATACTCTATGTCACAACTGCCAGCACTACGAATGCTGGTCGCCCTGTTGACATGTCCATGCTCACTCGCAACAGTACAGTGATGTCCTGTATTGCAATTAAGGCTCGTGCGCTTGCACAGTTACCAATTAACATTTGCTGCGAAGGCGAAGATGGCGAATATGTAAATGCTATCAAAGACCCGTCAGTTGGAAACCGTGATAAGACAAAAGCAAAGCAAGTTGCCAAGCTTTTGAATAACCCAAATAACTTCCAGAGCAAATATGAGTTCTGGTATCAGTGGCTCATGTGGTATGAGCTTGCTGGTGAAGCGTTTACTCTGTGGTGGCGTAAAGACCAAGAAAGTGCAACAGAGACACCTCTGGAAATGTACATCTTGGACAGTACATTGATTGCCGTGACAATTAACCCTGCTCGTTACCCTTCGTACAGACTGTCTACACCGTCTTACGGTTTTAGCCGTGACCAGCCACTCAAGGCGCATCAAATTATGCACTGCAAAGAGATGGCATGGCAAGGTTCTGCCGGTTTTAACAAAGGTATCTTGGCTGCTGAGTTGGTTGCCTTGGACCAAGACATTGACCTGTACGCAAACTATGTCATGCAGAACGGTGCGAAGCCATCTGGCATGTTCTCTACTGAAGCAGTAGTTCCTGATGCCAAATATAAAGAGATTGCAGCCCGTCTGAAGGAAGCTTGGAGCAACATGACAGGCTCACGCCAATCTGACCCATCTAAGCCCGGTCAGGGCATGTTGTTGGACCAAGGCATGAAGTACACGCCTTTGGAAATGCTTAACTTGCAAGATGCTGATGCTGCTAACCTAAAGATGCAAACTATGCGCCGTATCTGCGGCCTGTTTGGTGTGCCTCCGCAGATGCTTGGCATTATTGATGGCAAGTTTAATAACAGCCAGACGCAAATGGATGAGTTCTACAAAGGAACTATGTATCCAATGCTGGTCAACATCCAAGAAAAGCTTAAGCAGCACCTGTTTACAGGTTATCCATCATTGTGTGTTGAGTTTGACACTAGCGACTTCTTAAAGGGCGCACCACTGGACCAAATGAACTTTGCTACAGCCGGTGTGACCAATGGAATTATGACTCCCAACGAAGCGCGTGAATATATGGGCATGCCCAATATTGAAGGCGGCGATGAATTGGTTCAACCTAATAAACCCGCTGATTCTATTTCTGGTTCTAGCCCTCAAGATACTGGTGGGGGCGGTGGAAGCCAAACTAAGAAAATGAATATCGGAAAGACTTGATAAATAATGCAAACTGATTCAAAATATCTGGTAGCATTAGCAAAACAGGTTCATAAACCTGTAATACAGTTGCCTGTTCTTTTAGGGCGACCCCCTAAAATACAAGATAACAACCAATCTATGGCTTTAGGGGCTATTAATGAAGCAAATGAATCTAATCTGCGAGGCGAAATTAAACCTAACGGAAAAAGCCGCAAACGGCGAACCTACAGGAAAGATTGAAGCCCGTATTACCACTTGGGGTCCACGCGAAGGCGCGGATGGTCGCCGTTTTAACTACCGACCTGAAGGTTTTATGGATTGGGCCAAAGAATTTGCCTCTTCCGGTAGACCACTACCAATGCATGTTAACCATAATTCTGATGCTATTCCTGTTGGCGAATGGACAAGCATTGAGATGGATGACGAAGGCATGAGTGCAAGTGGTCGCTTATTCCTGAATACCACGGCTGGTTCAGACTTGTATCAAGTGATGAGTGAGTCACCCAATATGTTTGGTGGTGTCTCTGTTGGCGCTTATGCTGACGAATACCAGATGGTTAATTCTGATGGCGAACCCGACCAATCTGAAGAAGCTTACTTCCAAATCACTAAAGGTGGTTTGCGCGAGACTAGCGTTGTGATGTACCCAAACAATCCAAAAGCTGAAGTTAGCAAGCTCGAATTCTTTATGGAAGACGGCTCTGTTGACTTGCGACAATTAGAACAATCTCTGCGAGATGCAGGGGTTTCTAAACAGAATGCGGTTGCTGCT